AGCAAACGCAGCAGCTTCTTCTTTAACAGGAAATGCAGTGTTATGCAAAATTGATGGTAATACTTGGATTATAAATGGTGATGTTGCACAACAACCAACTGTTTCAGCCAATGTGGCATCTTTAGGTGGTTCTAAAACATTGTCAGATACATTAACTCAAGTTCGTATTACTACTGTAAACGGTACAGATACATTTGATGCCGGAACTATTAATATTCTTTACGAGTAAACCATGGCGGACATCGACCCAATTGAGTACGGTAAGCTAGTTCATGCCGTTGAAAACTTAGAATCAAAAGTAAGTGCAATGGAGTACGACATCAAGAAGCTAGTAGCAATGGCTGAACGGTCGAAAGGCTCTTTGTGGGCTATCATGGGAGCTGCCTCTGTCTTTGGTGGTTTTGTAACTTGGATTGCTGACTTAATGTTTAAGAAATAATTATGCCACTAGCTAAAGGTAAGTCACAGAAGACTATCAGTAAGAATATCTCTAAACTGGTAAAAGAAGGAAGACCTCAGAAGCAAGCTGTTGCAATCGCATTATCAACTGCTAAAGTAGCTAAACCTAAGAAAAGGAAATAATATGCCAATGGTAAAAGACAAGAAGTTCCCATATACCACTAAAGGTAAAAAAGAAGCTAAACAGTACGCTAAAAAGACTGGTGCTAAGATGACCTCTAAACCAGCCAAGAAGATGGGTGCAATGCGTGGCTACTAAACCCGGTTTGTACGCCAATATCGCCGCTAAACGCCGTCGTATTAAGGCGGGTTCTGGCGAGAAGATGCGTAAGGTAGGCAGCAAAGGCGCACCTTCGGCGCAGGACTTTAAAGACGCTGCCAAAACAGCTAAGAAGAAGAAATAATGGTTAAGAAGGTATATCAGAATCCAGAAGGCGGTTTAAACGCTAAAGGAAGGGCTTATTTCAAGCGTACTGAAGGAGCTAACCTCAAGCCTCCAGTTTCTGCTAAAGAGGCTGCAAAGTCCCCTAAAGCAGCTAAAAGACGTAAGAGCTTTTGTGCAAGGATGGAAGGTGTCAAAGGTCCAATGAAGGATTCTAAAGGACGCTCAACTCGCAAGGCTCTAGCATTAAAAAAGTGGGATTGTTAAAAAACACTTGCTTTTTTCCTAAATTTGTGATAGGATAACGATTAAATGGCTACCTATGTTGATGTTGTAAATAATGTACTGACTCGCTTGCGTGAGCCTGTAGTCACGTCTGTAAACGATAGCACCTATGCAAAACTCATTGGTATCATGGTTAATGATGCTAAGCGTGAAGTAGAAGATGCCTATGACTGGAATGCTTTAGGGTCTACTGTAACGGTTACGACAACAGCAGGAACATATAACTATACTTTAGTAGGTTCTAAGACTCGTTTTCGTCTCATTGATGTATTAAATGATACGTCGAACTATACACTGCAGTATGCTCCTACGCATTGGATGAACCAGCAGTTCTTGTTAACGACGCAAGGGACTAATTCTCCTTACTACTACAACTTTAACGGTGTAGACAGCAACGGAGATACTCAGGTTGATTTATTCCCTGTTCCTAACTCAGTATTTACAATTCGATTTAACATGACTGTGCCGCAGCCTGATCTGACTTCAGACAGCACAGTGATTAAAGTACCTGATCATCTAGTGTCTCAATTAGCGTATGCTAAGGCAATTGCGGAGCGTGGTGAAGATGCTGGTATTAGTTCCATTGAGGCTTATAGTTTATATAGAAATTCTTTAGCAGATGCGATTGCAATTGAACGCAATCATTATCTCGAAGAAGTTGAGTGGATTAATCCGTAATGGCTGAACAAATTGTTACCTCGTCGATTGTAGCGCCGGGGTTCAAAGGTGTTAACACTCAGGATTCGAGTGTAACCCTTGAATCAGGTTATGCGACCATCGCAGAAAACTGCGTGATTGATAAGTTTGGTCGTATCGGAGCTAGAAAGGGCTGGAGTCCTGTTAACGCTACCAGCACTGATTTAAGCACTGCTGCTGTTCGTACAATCGTTGAGATTGTTAAAGAAGACGGTAATGTTGTAATAACTGCAGGTAACAATAAGTTATTTAGCGGTACTTCAACATTAACACAATTAGCTGTAAGAAACAGTACAAATACTGCCAATCTGTCGTATACGATTACAGACGATCATTGGAGTATTGGTGTGCAGCCTTATAGTACAGGCAAGAATGCTTCTGCTCACGGTTATTTAGCTCAAGCAGGGCATCCAGTATTAGTGTATCACAAATTACCTTTAGTCGGCACTGGCGCAACGATTACGGTTACGAACGTAACTGGTGGCGGTAAGATTAGTACCTTTACAGTAACTACTGGTGGTTCTAACTGGTTTGTAGGCGATACCGTTACTGTAACAGGCGGTACTGGTTCTGGAGCTACTTTTACAGTTGCTTCTGTTAGTGGAACTGCAGTCCTAACACTAACAATGACTAATGACGGTACTGGTTATACAATAAACGATGTATTGACTTTAGTAGATACACCCGGACAGCACAGCCATGAGGGTAGCTACGGATTGCAACGATTAGGCGATGTTGGAAGTGTACCGTCAGGCTATACTACGGACACATTTACACCTAACATTGCTCTAGCAGCTTATGGTCGTCTTTGGTATGCTGATATTGTCAACGATAGACAGACAATATACTTTAGCGATCTGAACAACGGCGGAGCCTTAACAGGCGGTTCATCAGGGTCGTTAAACATTGCTGATATTGTACCAGATGGCGATCCAATTGTATCACTAGCAGCACATAACGGTTATTTAGTAATATTTTGTAAACACCACATTGTAATATATAACAATGCAAATGATATTACTAATATTGCATTGCAGGATTTGATTAAAGGAATCGGTTGCATTGCACGAGATTCTGTAGCACTTGCAGGAACAGATTTAGTATTCTTGTCTAACGGTGGTGTACGATCATTATTGCGTACCATTCAGGAGAAGTCCTCACCAATTCGTGACATTAGTGCTAATGTTCGTGATGATTTAATGCAGTATATTGATGCTGAGACAGCAAAGCAAGTAAAAAGTGTGTATTACGAAAAAGATGCATTTTATGTTATCTCTTTCCCTACATCAAATATTGTCTATTGCTTTGATGCTCGTGGTGTGTTAGAGAACGGTGCATCAAGAACAACAACATGGTATACCAAGATTACAGCATTCTTTCCGACAGTTGGTCGTTTGTTGTATCTAGGTAAAGATGGTTACATTGGTAATTATACCGGATACACTGATAACGATGCGTCATATCGCATGAGTTATTATACCAATTGGTTTGACTTTAATCAACCAACGGTAGATAAGATTCTAAAGCGTGTTGGTATTACCTTTATTGGCGGTCGTGGAGTTAATGTATCACTAAAGTGGGCTTTTGATTACAGTGAATCATATCAAAGTCAGGTATACACTTTAGCAAACCCATCCGTAGCAGAATATGGCATTGCTGAGTATGGAATTGCTGAATACACCGCTGGTATTGTATTTGATAATAAAATAACACAAGTAGGCGGAACAGGTAGAGTTATTCAAGTTGGTATAGAGGCTATGATTACAGGTTCAGACTTATCAGTACAGAAAATGGATTGCTTTGTAAAACAAGGAAGGATTAGATAATGTCTAATTACGTTAAAACAACTAATTTTGCAGTAAAAGATACTCTCTTGACTGGTAACCCAGCGAAGCTAGTGAAAGGAACTGAAATCAACACAGAGTTTGATAATATTGCTACGGCAGTGCAAACCAAGATTGATACAAATAATCCTAGCTTTACTGGAACAATGTCAGGCGGAACCATTGATGGCGGAACATACTAAAGTACCGGTAGTTATAAGAGATAACTATGTAATGTACTTAGAACTGTATCAAAACTTTTTATGGTTTCATACAGATATTAATAAGTGGACAACAAAGATTAAGAAACAATATTTAATCGATTTAAATACCTTACAGAAATTAAACAATACTAAATTGCTTGCGTTTGTTGAAATCAGAAATAATAAGTTAGCAAAGTTTGGAAGGTCTATAGGGTTTAAATTTGAAAAACCCTTTTTAGGTGGAGACGGTCAAATGTATCATATTTATAGCAGAGGTTTATAATGGGTAAAGCTGCGTCAGTAGTTGGAGGTATTGGTGGTGGAATCATTGGCGGGGTTTTTGGAGGTCCTGCTGGAGCCGCTGCTGGTTACTCTATTGGTAGTGGACTAGGTGGTGCTTTAGGAGGCGGAGGCGGTGGTCAAGTATCCGGTTACTACAATACTGCTGCTGGTCAACAAGCTGCTGCTGGTCAACAAGCTGCTGCAATGGCACAGTTTAGACCAGTAGGAATTTCAACTCGGTTTGGTACTTCTAAGTTTGCCTTAAATGATCAAGGTCAGTTAACAAGTGCTGGCTATACTCCTTCTCAAGAGTTATTAACACTTCAAAACTTCTATTCTCAAAATGCTTTAGCCGGTAGAGCCGACACAGAGCGTCTACTATCGTTAGGTCGTGGATATATATCTGAAACACCACAAGAAGCACAGAGTAGATATTATTATCAACAAAGAGCATTATTGGCTCCCGGTGAAGAACAAGCATTAGGACGTATTCGTTCTAACTTGCTTACTACTGGTCGTGGTGGTTTAGCAGTCGGTCAAGGCGGTGGTTTAGCTGCTTCTAATCCTGAACTACAAGCATATTATAATGCAATCGCTACTCGTGACCTGCAACTTGGTATTGAAGCTGAACAAGCTGCTAGAGAGCAGATTAAGTTTGGTCAAGGGTTACTCTCAACAGCATATTCTCCAGTATCTACTCCTTACAGCCAAGTCGCTGCATTAGAAGAACTTGCTCAAGCACCATTAGACATTGGGGCTCAGCTAGGTGGTCGTTCTGCTGCTGCTGGTGCTAATGCTGGTCGATTACTTGCTGCGGGCGGATTAGCTGCTGCTCAAACAGGCTTAGCCGGTAACATTGCTGGTGCTGGTATTACTGCTGCTCGAAATACCCAACTTAACCAAACGCTTGGTACAATATTCCAGAATCCTAAAGTAGGCGAATGGTTTGGCGGTCTCTTCCCCGGCGGTGGTTTTGGTGGTGGTGGATGGCAAACTGGATTACCACAGGGCATAGTAGTAGATCCTTGGTCTGCTCCA